TTCCTATAACATTTACAAGTCGTATGTTTGTCGGTACAAGTACAGGTACCTCTTCCTCTACGCTTCCAGCTTCAGTGTCCGCCCCAGCTGCTGTGGTTAATTCGCTGTTTAATAAAATTGCCTCTCTTTTTACCCTGTCACCGGTAAATGTAACCCTTACTGGTCCGTAAGAGGTCTGAAAATCTTCACCAATAACATTACCGCTTTGAGCGTTAAGTCTAAAATATATTGCACCATCTAGCCCGTTTTGAACTATGTCTGAACCTGTTCTGGGTGTAAACCTAAACTCGTATCTTTTCTTTGGTCCCGGTAAACCCCTTGGCCGCAATCTAATGTAGTTAAATAAAGGCTGGGGTGTGTTACCGCTGACGCAAAAAACTTGTGGTATCCTTGACCACGGCTTGGGATTTGCACCTTCGTCACCATCAACTGGCTCGTAGTCAGGTATCTCTCGTATCCAAATACTGAAGCAAGACGTTCTTTGAAAGTACCTTGATAAAACAGGCGTATTTAATTGAATATCGTCTTTGTCTCTCTTCCAAGTTTCTTTTGGTGTTAGCAAACCGTTGAAATTACACAATCCGTTAGCTTGGTTAAATACGGTACTCTTGATTCCTACTTCAACTGTGTCTGCAGCCCTGATCATCCGCACAGACGCAACATCGTATTTACAAATGTTCCAGAAGGCTGCACCGCAGTGTTTGTTAATACTAAACCCGCCTTCATTTATATTTGATGGCCTCGGACCACGTAAAAACTCGGGCCATGGGCCTTCGTAACCGCCCAATAAATCTTGTACTGCCCTAGTGCCAGCAATACCTATCTCTTTTTCACCTAATGTGTTGTTACATTCCAGCTTTACATCAACAGTGTTACCTTGGCTCCATATATTTTGCGTTCTTGATACAACAATAAAACCTACGTTACCAATAATCCACCGGGAGCCTAATACCATCGCTTCATCTGCCTGTATGCGTAAATCATCAACAGCAGATTTCACATCTGTATAGCTTATTCCGTAGTCTTCAGGGTTTCCATTTATTATAGTGTCGCCTTGAGTATCCGTAGTATTAAAAACTGGGTCGTTTTTGTCTAGAGTAAGTGGGTCAGTACTACTAAGCCTGAATGTAACTATGTCACCTAGTTCAATGTTAATACGTGCTTGCTTGTCTTCAAATAGCTCTTCTGCCTGTCCCTGTCTTTGTATCGAAATTAAACCCATCTGCGTTCCATAGCCTCTGCCTACCCCTGGCTGACCAGCAGCGTCATTAAAGCCGTCGCTTGCAAGTTGAGCCGCATTTATACCGCTGATTTTTACTCGTTTTGCCCTAGCTCTCCGTATTGCATCATTTCTGTCACCGGTCGATGAGCCCTCACCCGTGGAGAAAGGAATGCTAACTACTTCCCAATTTAAGCGGTGTGCTGTGCCGTTCCTTATTGGGCTGTAGTGGCCAAACCGCGCCTTGCTATTTGGGTTGTACACCTGGCAAAAAGCGTTGTCAAATTCTGTCTCACCCGGAGCAGTAAAGATTTCGTCTATAGTGTCTGGGTCGGCTGAACCGGGTACACCTCTTTTACCGTATAAGAAATCTCCGCCCTTAATCCTATTTGGTCCTTGCTTAGAACTCCAATAATAGGCGAAGTCAAAATTACCCAGGCTGCTTAGTGATGTCGTACCAAGCCATGTGCTCCTTAATGTGGGCACGCCTTCTAAATACTCCCCAAAGGTGTAAAGAAGTTTGATGCGTTGGAAGGTGCCTTCTGAAAAAGCCCTTGACCATACCAACGTTCCAGGTAATACGATTCCTCCTGTCGTTACTGTTTCGTCAACTCCTTCCCCAATTGCTGTGCCTATTTTTCCGAAAGGAATTGGAACAGGTGCTCCATATTGCACGAGAGCAGAAAAACCGCTGAAGCTGCTCGTTTGGTTAAAACGGCTTGGGCCGATCTGGTCTGGCAGTTGCTGCTGACGAATCTGCCTTCGCTTTTCTTGGTCTGGTATGCTCGGTTTTGGAGCAAGAAGCACAGAGGCTGCTGTAAGCGCAAGGCCAATAACAAGATTAATTACAATTGCTGCAAGCGGCGTTATAGGGCCATTGACAATATCTGGTACGTTTTCGTACGCCGCAGCCCTTACGCGGGGCTGCATATTGTTGTATTTTATTAATTCTTTATATTCTGCTTTAGTGCAGCCCAGAAATTCTACGAGTTCCCTTTCATACGGAAGCAACGGCGGATCGAAAGGTAGCTTACTGGCTTCCAATCCACTTTCATTATCGTTTGATTGATGTAAAGGATTCCCGCTTTCCATACAACGCCAAAAGCCAGTGGATCGCTGGCGAGTAATACTATGTCGCCATCATAGGTCGGCTCGTCTACCCAGTGGGCGTAAATAGAAACCTGCCCAAATATCTCACGTATAGACATGGTGTACCAACACTTCTGAACGCCCGGATTCTCGATCCCCATAATGTCTAAAGCTTGGAAAACTAAAGATATACAATCCACCTTTTCACCGTTCTCTCCGTAGCTGTACTCCTTACCTATTAGCTGACTACACATTGATTGAAGAAGTGATAGGGATCTTGCCAACTAGCTGTCTGTTCAGTACCCGACCGGGAATATTACCACTTACAGCGTTGATCACACTATTAAGCTGCAGCTCTAGTGTTGTTTCGTTCCAGCCTCCATTACCTACTTGCCCTGCATATGAGTAGAGCTGGCTTTGTATCGTAAAATCGTCGTTCAAAAGCACAATGTCTGCCTTTGCTGTCCACCGTAAGAGGATCGCGTCCTGTGCCCAACTACGTGTAACGATGTTTGAAGGGAAAACTAGGCCCGCTTCGACATTGTCGCCTTGCAAACTTGTTACTGCACCTGAAAATGAAAAAGGCGCAAATGTAAAGGTCTCTCCATTAAAATTTACGCTATTGGATACACGGTAATTCTGCATCCGCATTACTGGTTGGCTAGCTTGGCTAAGGGTTACCAGTACTCCAATACTTAGTTCCATTAGATTCCGATTTTACTGCGGGCTGTAGGAGACATCATAAGTTTTCGCAGCGTAAGCGTCTGGCCTTGTCTCGCACCTTCTTGGGCAGCTCGGGCAAGACCTGCCCTGAAGTCCTCTTGCTTAACATACTTTTCACCCTCAAATTGCAAGGTCGGTCCGGTGGAAATATTTATGACTGGGTCTAAAGTTTGACTTCTTCCTACGCCTGTTCCAGTGCTGTCGCCGCCCGCTTCGCTTAAAAGGCTATTGCCTGGCTTGTATCTTGCTAAGGCAGCTTTGCTGTCCGCATTGCTAAGCACCGTACCTGAAGTTTGTGGAATCAAAAGTTCTGGCCCGCGCTCGCCTACGATGTAGGGCTGGTTTGCGCTGACTGGGCCGCCGTCTGCTCTTTGCCTAATGCCAAAATTTGGCCCTAAAGTACCGAATACGTTCCCGGCTATATTTGTAAATTCCCCGCCGCCTGAACCTATACTGGTTCCAGGTAAAGAAGTTTGGCCTCCAACAGGTGTACCCAAGCCTGCAAAAGCTTTAGCCAAACCGATAGCGATATACTGCGCAATCATTAGTGCTGCTGTTTGGACTAGCTGGTCCGCAATGGTGCGTAAGAAGTCCGCAAAGGCTTCCTCTGCTGTCTTCGTTCCAGCGACTACTTCTTGTAGGCCGCCGACCAGTGCGTTCACTCCAGGGGATACCGCTGCAAGGGCATCGTTGAACCGCTGCTGTTCCAGAGCAGCTGCGTTGATTGCTGGCTGTAAACGCTCATAGTTGCCTTTTAATACTTCTAAAGTATCTAGCTGTGCTAAGAAGGGCTGCGCACGTCCGTCTTTTATATCTGCCTCTGTTAGCTTGGCCAGATTTGCTTTTGCGTCTGCTATTTTGCGATTAAATACATCTATGTCGTCATTATATTTTTGGAATAGATCTGCTTCTAGTTTGAAACTGTCTCCAAAGAAACCAAAACCTTGGGCATCGAAACTAAAAGTTCGTGAAGGGTCGTTGGCTTGCTGTGCTCGAAGAGCGTTTTGTTCGGCAAGCAAAGTGTTTAGCTCTTGTTGCTGGTTGTATTGATCTATTCCTATCTGTCTTAAGACTTCTGCTTGTTGTATTGCTTTTTCTTTTAAGGCTAGCTCTGCTTTGATCTTGTCTACTTTTGTTTCTAGTAGTATTGCTTCTTGTATTTTTACTTCTTGCTCTTTAATGTCTAATTTTCTTAGTTCGAATTGTGCTCTGAGTATCTGTTCTTGGGTGCTGGCTTCTTCTCTAGCGGCTGTAAGGCTGTTTTGTGCTTGATTGGCAGCAGTTGTAATTAACGATGCTTTTTTAAGCTCTAATTGATATATGTCACCTCTTACTTTAAATGCAGATATACGTGCATTTTCTTCGTCTTTGTAGATTTGTAGTTGTGCTTTTCTAAGCGCGTTTGCCTGGGCTACTTGCTGCCTTTCTAATTCAGCGGCTTGTTCTACTTCGGTTTTTTCTAGTTGTGCGATTTTAAGCGTATCTTTGTTTATAGCGTTTCGTTCTGCTGCTAACTCTTTTCTGGTGTTGTCTAGATCTGCTGTTGCTCTCGTTATGCCAGCTGCGGTATTTAATAGAGCAAGATCATCTCTTCTTGCTGTCAGTGCTTGTTCAAGAGCTGCAAGTTTTTCTGTATTTATTGTTTTCTCTATTTCTTTCTTTTGGTTTACAAGATCTACTAGTTGCTTTTGTGCCTCTGTATCTGCTGTCACTCCTGTGTTGCTGGGGTCGACCTTAGCTTTTTGGCTTTCTGCTAGTTCTGCTCTTGCTGCTTCAAGTTCGTCTATTTCTGCCTGATTAATGGTAGGTCCAAAGCCTCTGTTACGTTGCTCTAATTTTCTGACTTTTAGTTCTTGAGGAGTAAGTTCTTTGTCTTTCTTAGCGTTAAAATTAATTCTGTTTATAATATCTAATAGTCCTTTGAGAGGACCGTCAATGAGCAGCTGGAACTGTACTCCTAGCTCTTGCCATGTCTGTTTAAATTTTTTGTTTGTTTCTGCGAGTTTGTCGAAGTCGGCAAGTGCTTTCTCTCCATAAACTTCCGCAAAACGTTTGCGTATAATCTCGCCTACTTGAGATGAGCTGCCTTCATCGATTAAGAATTGCGCTTGACCGCCGAAGCCCTCGCCCGCACCACGGCCAAGCTTAGGGATTAGGTCGCTTGCCCCGGAGCCTAGCTTTTCAAACGCTTCGGCTGTAGATAGTGCTGCTGCGCCTAGCTTGTCGAGTTGGGTGCCGATCGCTCCACCGATGATGGAACCGCCGAAGCCGCCAGCTAGTGCGCCCAAGCCTCCACCAATTACGGAGCCAGGACCGCCGCCAAACAGCAGTGGGAAGCCCACACCAGCGGCAAGGTTTGTTTGCCCTTTACCGAAGTTGAGGAAGCCTTCTCCTTTTTTGCCCCCTGCTTTGTCTAATCCTGTTGATAAATTTTTTGCTGACTTTGCTGATTTTTCAATGTTTTTAGCTGTTGCTGCAGTGTCAGTTTTGGTAGTTTTAGCTCTTCTTGCTATCCTTTCGTAATAAGCTGCTTTCTGTTTTAAAGCACTGTTACTATCTAATACAGTTCTGGCTGGAGCGTCTTTCAGTGAAGAAGCTGGTCCTTTTATAGCTCTGTTTATACGCTCGTAGTATTCTGCTTTTTTACGTAGTGATGAATCGCTACCCAGTACAGACTGGGCTCTCATAGGTGATGAAATAGCTTTTACAGACTTAGCAACTCTTTCGTAGTATTCCGCTTTCTTTCTTAGGGATTCATCGCTACCTAATACAGATCGCTTTCCTAATGGAGATGAAGGTCCACCCGCTTTTGCTAGTTTTTCTACTGCTTTGGCTTGTGCCTCTAAGTATTTAGGACTTCCTGGAGTATCTGCAGACCCACGTAAAGGGCTTCTAGCTCCACCTGCTGCTTGGTTACGCCTTTGTTCTGCAGCTGCTACTTTGTCTAATGCTTTGGCTTGTGCCTCTAAGTATTTAGGACTTCCTGGGGTGTCTACAGATCCGCGTACAGCACTTCGCGCTCCACCTGCTGCCTGCTTACGACGCTGTTCTGCAGCTGCTATTTTGTCTAATTCTTTTACAGCTTTTGCTGTTGCCGCAGCTTGAGCTTCTACATATTTAGGACTTCCTGGAATATTGGCAGCACCGCTTACAGGACTTCTTGCTCCACCTGCTGCTTGATTACGTTTCTGTTCTGCAGCTGCTATTTTGTCTAATTCTTTTACAGCTTTTGCTGTTGCCGCAGCTTGAGCTTCTACATATTTAGGACTTCCTGGAATATTGGCAGCACCGCTTACAGGACTTCTTGCTCCACCTGCTGCTTGATTACGTTTCTGTTCTGCAGCTGCTATTTTGTCTAATTCTTTTACAGCTTTTGCTGCTGCGGAAGCTTGGGCATCTATGTACTTAGGACTTCCTGGGGTGTTGGCAGAACCACCGACCGGACTGCGGGCACCGCCGCTGAGCGTTCCAGGGCGTGTTACTGCTGTGGCTGCATCTCTAGCTGCTTTCTGTGTATCACCAAGTAGCTTTATTTCGCGCTTTAGTTGCAGCTCACGCCGGTCAGAAAGAGACGTTTGGCGCCTTTCAGCGGCGTCTATAAATTCGTATTTTCTTTTCTGTGCTTTCCTTAGCTGCCCTTCAGTAGCACCTAGTTCACGTAACCTATCTATCTGCTTGTTGTAGTCAGCAATACGCTGCTTCTGCCCGATATTTTTATTGGTTGCTCTATTTATTTCGTTTTGTGTTGTAAGAATCCGGCTAAGGCCAGTAGCTACACGCTCTTGTATTTCAGCGTTTTTTGGGTTAGCAGCAGCTATTTTGTCTAGCTTTGCAACTGCTTTTTTTCGGCTTGCTACGTCTAGAGCACCAGCGCGTTGCAGCTTTATGCGGCGTCCTTCTTGCAGCTCTAAAGCATTGTTTAGGCGTAACTCGTATGCTATCTGGCGAGCTTTTCTTCTTCTATACGCTAAGTCTTCTGCTCTTTCTTGTTTTAAAGCCCTAAAATCTTGTTCAGCTTTTAGTTGGGCTTTTGAAGAAGCTACTAAACTTTTTAGGGATCCTGCTGTTCTAGGATCTGATAATTGTGCTATTTTATCTTCTAGTTTTTTAAGCGCCGCTAAAGCTGCGGTGTCATTTATATTTACTCTTATATTGGCGTCATAATCAAACATCGACCGTTGCCCTACTGTTTTTCCAGTCTAACGCCGTCTGCGGGACTTCTCTAGTTCCTTCTCTTGGTCTTCGTTTAGGATCTGGAAGTAGGCGCTCCAGCCGATTAATTCTTCTGGGGTCATCGTGGTGCGGACTTCGGTTAAGCTCATGCCAAGCTCTTTGGCAACGCCAAATTGCAGCATGAGCCAATTGTCTTTACGAAGTTCCGCAACTAAGATTTTGGGTCCATTGGCTCTTCGTCTTCGTCAGTAAGGATGGCCAGCATCAAAGACTGCAGGTCGCTGTCCTTAACTTCGTTTTTTAAAATATCAATTTCACCGGCAGAGAAAAGCTTCGCGCCGTTTTCGTCCTGTGCTTTTACAATTAACAGCTGTAGTGCAAACGCTCCAGTGTCGTCAGATTTGGCTTGCTTCTGGGCGCGTTCGCGTTCAGCCATGGTTAGCGGGCTGATCCACATTTCAAATGTGGTGCCGTCAGACAGCTCAACTTTGCGCTTGCTTGGCTGGAGATTTGCTGCTTTACGCAACCGGTCAATGGCGCGAGTAGATCCAGCGGGCATGATTTGTACTTGACTGTAAATTAACTATAGCGTAGCGCAATAAAAAACCCCGGCAAAACCGGGGCTATGTATCTACTTAAGTAGCACTTTATCAGGTCTGGCTGAAGTCGAAGCTTGGGGTGCCGGATGGACGGAAGCTTACGCTTACAGACTGTGCGTCGTCAGGGGTGACGTTCATGCTGGCAGAAGTCAGCACCGCTTCAAACTCGATTGAACGGCTTGCAACTTCGTTGACTGAACCGCCGCTGAACACCTGGTCGGTATAAAGCTTGAACGCAGCACCAGTTTGGTTGCGCTGAAGCACGTCCTCGATCATGCGGTTGCTAAGGGAAGCGTCTTCGTCGGTCATGTAGACCGTTGCGCTGCCCGTACCATCGCCGAAACCGGAGATGTAGCTGCGGAATGGAACGTACTGGCCGGGGGTTTGGCCGATGGTGGTTACATCGATTTCAGCACGGTTGATTTCAAAGCTCCAGTCACGGACCTGTCCGACTACTGCAAATGCGGCGTAGGCGACTTGAAAAGCGTTAGGGCTAACAGCTGTACCGTCGTCGGTGATGGTGACTGTCGCGCCACCCAGGGTGGCAGACACCTGCAGCACTCCAGTGCTGGCGGTGTAGGCAATAACGTAGTAGGTGGTCGCAAGGCTGAGTCCTGCGGGAAGTGTGCCTGTGCCTGCGCCGTTAGTTTGCGTGTTGATCAAACTAAACTGCACGGGATCACCTACTTTCAAGTTCAAGTAGGTTGCAACAGTGATGGTGTCTGCGCCAGTATCGACGTTAGACTCGGCAAAACTGCTGGTTGTGCCAGCAGGCTTGTAGTAGAGGGCACCTGAAGTGCCGGACAGAACGGTGGTGGCCATTGGTACGCCAAAAAATTAAGGGTCTCTGCGGGCACTGCCCGGCTTCTTACAGGTTAGCGACTATTTAAGTCAGCACAGTTGCTACATAGCCTGTGTCAATGCGCCCTACAAAATGTGGTGATTCGTCAGTAGCTGAAA